TATACATTCTTCTTCAGCGTTCTCTTTTGCCAGTCTATTTTTTTCACTTTCTTGAATACTATAGGCAAGTGTCATTAAAGAGTGCGATAAGTGTACGTTCTCTACTTTATTCAAAACATTTTGTTTTATCTGTAAACTCACTCAAACTCTTGGTACTCAAAGCGTAGAATTTGTACTTTTATTCAAAATTAGAAAGTGTCATTAGTGTATTTTTCTTAAACGTGCATTTATCATGTTTAAATTAATAATAACATGACACTTTCTGAAAAGTAAAGGGTTTCCTACAACTTACTAGCAAAATTCTTTATTAACCCCTTAACGTACTCTACATTAATATTATCTTGATTAATTCCTAACCAATATGTAGGGCTATTTATTACACCTTTACTATGCAAAATATTAATTGCTTTTGTATAATCATCTTCTACCTTATTTTCTACAAAATCCATTTTCCACGTTAAGTTGGCTGGACAATTCTTACCTGTTGCATCCCTATGAGTAATTACTTTTTCTTCTGGAATACTGTATTGATCCATTAGGTGTAAAACTAATTCTTGAGCCTTTTTTATCGCTTCGGCTACATTACAATCGCTATTTACGCAAATTTCAATCCCAACACTATTTTGATTATTACAATCTGTAACTTTAGGGTTGCTTACATATTTTTTACCACAATGCCAAGCAGAATCTTTGATTTCTACAACTTGTAATACCTTCTTATTATCTACAAAAAAGTGTGCTGAGGCATTTCTATTCCCACCATTAAAGTAGTTGAAATGGGCATCAGTATTTGCACCTTTACTTGTATTCCCTGTGTCATGGATAACGATATACTTAGGCTTATTCGTGTTAGATGTAAAATTGTATTTAATCAATTTCTTTTCTATATTCATTCTTTAGCACCTTCTCCCCTCAACTGCAATAAAACATCTTTGATTTTTTGAGGAATAGGTAACCCCATTTGAGAAGCATTTTCTAAAATAGATAAACCTTCATTCGTTGCAAAAAATATGATTGCAATTTCCCTAATTAATTCCACCCCCATTTGTACTTGTACAACGTTTGCTAGTGCTACCACTACAAATACTAATACCTTCTTTACAATCCCCTTATATCCAATCTGAGAGGATAATTCTTTATTGTAGATTGCTTTCAATATCCCTGTAACATAATCTAATATGATGACGATAACCAACGCTTTTAAGGCTGCATCATAACCACCTAGCAAGGATATAAAAGAACCCACTGTAACCCCTATACATACACTTATACTATTAAAAATTTTTTCCATACGTCACCTCTTTCTTAAAAAGAGCATAAAAAATACACCTATCAATTCAAAGGTGCTTATCCATGCTCTATTCTATTTTTGTTTTACTCTGTAACTGTTGGTGGATATTCTTCCATTAGATTGCAAAGATAAAAATATTCTTCTTCCGTCAATCTTTGTTTACTCCAAAAAATATCTAACTTAAATTGAATGTCCTCAACCTCATAATCTTTTGATTTAATAATACTTTCTAATACTTGTGCCAATACGCTCATCCCTTCCATAATAAAATCATCTCGCTTTCTATTTTTTAAATTTGATTTAATAATACTTCTGTTTGTAAATCTACTAGCATTTTTTGAGTAGCCAATAACTCTTTTCTAAGTTTTTCATTTTCCGATAAATTATTTGTTTTATCTTGATTGAGCCAATTCTGATAAACTTCTTCTGCTGTTTCTACAATCACTATACCTTCATAAATTTCTTCTCCTGTTTCTTCATCTATGAAATGATTTTCGTAGGTGTAAGTTGGGGAAAATATACCATGATCTGTTTGTAAATTTAATTCTTTTAATTCTTTTTTTGTCATATCGCACCTCCTAAATAGGGTAAGAAAAATTAAAAATAACTCTTGAATTGTTGATTCCACTATCAATTGTTATAGTGCCGTCACTACGTACAATAAGCATACCCATTTGATAAGTGGGCGATTGTCCAGTTGCTAACGAAATATATCTTGTATTGCTAGGTCTTAATACTGTCGGTAACCCTTCTACCATAATTGTATTTTGTGAAGTTGCCCCACTTATAAGTAGCCCGCTAAAAGTAACTTGATTACCATTTCTACTTGCTAACAATTGTCCTATCTGTATTGCCCAGCCATTTCTTAAATAGCTTGAATTTAATTCTACTGTTTCTGTAGTAGCTACCTCTCTCCAATTCGTCCATACACCAATTAATGCTCTTTCAAAAGTTTTTGATGCCGTCACGTATCTTACAGTTCCCCTATTTATAGATTCTCTAGTTATAAATAATTCACCGTCTATAACTGGATACACCATAGAAGAACCCTGCCATATTATAGTTGTTAGAGCACTATTGTTAGGCATAGCAGAAAATATATCAGCAATAGGAGTGCTAACTGTAAATGATGGATTTATCTCTGTTAAACTGCTGAAAAATGTAATATTCCCTCTTGCCAGTTCTCTCCAAGTATCATTCCCTATTCTATAACCCAATTTCTTATTTTGAAATCCAGCTATTAACTGTAAATCATACTGTGCGAAGTTACCTACGCTTAAAGCTGCTATTGTATTCCTTCCTACATCTGTCCACCCAGTAGGCAATCCTATCGTCCCAGTATTAGGAGTTAAGTATGTGCCAATTTGTGTTGGTGCAGTAGATAAATCAGCTGGAGTTTGTCCCCGATATCTTAAATCTCTAGCATTCCCATCTTCTAAGCCAGTCGTTAAAATATCTATTTTACCCGCTTGTTGAGTTATAAATCCCCTTATATCTCCATGAGCATCTGTTGCCACGTTATGGGATTGTATTTTTGAATCTATAGTTATTGTCTCTTCTTTTAACTCTCCTACTTCTTGGTTGATTAAAATAGTATTCCTATTCAATCTTTTGATGGCTTCATCTCCAAAAGTTGAGCCTAGAATATTCTCTAATTCTGCCATTTTAATTCACCTCTCTTTTTCTTGTTCTTCTTGCTTCTTTATCAAATTCTTCCATATAGGTATCTTTTCTATTTTTTCTCGTGCATTGGATATTGTAAGAAAACTTAGTAGGTTTATCGCTTTCTACAATTATATATTTATCGTAAATTTCTTTTACCCATACTTTCGCATTACTATAAGCTGTAAGGCTTATAATATATGGGTAAATACTATTAAGCTCTATTGTCTGTAAAAACATTTCATTCAGTTTTATAATGCATTTATTTTTTTCTGTCGTAACTTCTACGCCTTTAGTATTAAAATAAACTCTGTCGCTTTCCTCACAATACATTTTTCTAATTCCATAATTTTCGGTGGATACAATAGCATTCTTATCTCCATCTATTTCACCACCTACAATTAGGTCACCTGTTACTTCTAAATTACTGTAAATCTTTGTGTCCCCAAAAATATCTGTATACCTTTGGTTTCTGCCCATCCACATATTACCGTTTGGAAACATTTTCATAATAGAATGTCCACTATCAGATAGCTCAAATTCGTACTCCTTGGCGTAATTTTCTACTTTTTGGAATGTTTCAAATCTCATTCCACCTATCGAGTTAAAAGTTGCCTTATCCCCATACCTTAACGTAAATCCTTTATTTGCATCGAGAGGGAAAAAGGATAAAAACGCATTTCCACTTGAATCTGCCCACAATTCAGCCATTACCGTATTGCCATTCTTAATCCTAAATGGCTCTGTTTGATTTATAGCTGTATGCACACCACTAGGGTTTCCACCTATTATATTTGAGCCAAGAATTGTTACCCCTTGAATCGTTACCCCACTTATTAAACCACTTACAATTTCTGTACTCGTTAACTTTACAGAATCTATTGTCAAACCAGCTATCGCAGAAGCAAAAACTTTATCTGCAACAACACCTTCTGCCGATAATGCTGTTCTCCAATTCCAAGAACCATCTTGATTTTTATTGTTTGCAAATCGTATTCCTGTTGAACCAATTTCAACGATAAAATTACTTGCTTCTTCTGTCGGTTGATTGTGGCAAACTAATGTATTGCCTGTCCAACGCATTGTCCCTGTGGAGTTTTGTATCATGGCATTAGCTGTATTAAGCAATCCATTAATTTTAGAAGCAACTACATTCCCTTGATTATCTGTAATGGTTTTAATCTTATTCCATTCTTCTGCATTATTACCGATTGTTTCTGCTAATTCGTTTGTATTTATTTCTACTTCTTTAACTTTACTTTCTACATTTGTAAAAGAGCTTCTTAAATCCTTAATCTTATCCCCTAATACAACCTTACTATTAAAGCCTGTTAGAATATCTTTTTCTACTTCAATAATACGTTTTTCTTCATCAATATTAAGCCTATCATCAATGATTCGCACCGTATCGCCTAATTCAAAATATCCTAATTCAAGAGTAGTATTATCTCCTACAACGTCAACTTCATAGCTTACAGTTTCTTCTGCATAATTCAGTATCCTTTTAACGCTATTGAGATTTTTTCTAAATCTAAAATCTACCCCTCTGTTTTGTCCTCTTTGTTTCCACAACTTAATGTCTTTCCTAAAATACTCTAATTCACCTCGCCAATTGTTAGCGATTGCAATAGTAATCTGCTTACTGTTGCACTCTTCCGTATATTGGATAGTTGTATTTTGTGTAATGTCTGTACCTGTAAAAGAAAACCCTGTACCTTCCAATGCTTTAATCATTACATAGCTTGCACTTTGATTTTTATAATTAAAATTAGGCATTTTCTTTTTAATTAAATCATAGGAAATATGTTCACAGGTAGCTGATACTGTAAGCATACCTTCTTCACTATGTAATTCATCTAATTGAACCACTCTAAATAAATCATTATTGTATTTAACTAAATTATCATTATCATACAGATACTCTGTTTTTAGTTCCTCAATGATTGCAATAAAAGAAAGAAGATATTCTCCGTTTAAAGTTTCTTTTACTGTGGCACTCATTAAATTATTCAGATATGCCAATACTATTTCATTCTCACTTACTATTCTTAACATTAAATACCCCCTCTCTTATACGACAATAAATGTATTCTTATAATCTACTGTAATGTTTAAATTAAGCCCTGTTCCTGTTATAATCACGTCTGATTGCCCTATTGGAATCTTTGGATAGTTCCCATTAAATCTAGTTAAAACACTTTGCTTTTTGTTATTTACTATTTTATAAACAATCATATTTTCACTATCAATAAATACTTGTTCATTACTCAAATTAGCAAAAGAAAAAGCAACGTCTGCAATCTGCATTTGTATGTTTGTAGCTGTTCCACTTAAAGAAATAATAGGTGCTGTTTCAAAGTTACCATAGTTTTCTATCTGCTTAACTTGATTAGTTATTACATTACTCCACTCTTGACGGTTAACTAAAATACCGTCTAAATCATCTACAACAAAACCACTCAATCCGTCAACTGTGTAATCCCTCAAATCATGGTGTTTCTCATAGGCACAATAACTTGCAATAAAAGTGATTGTTAGTATTGTATATGGATTACTTTCTTCTCTTGTAATCTCTCCGTATACTTTTGCAACATAAAAAAGAGTAGGTTCATCTTTAAAGAATAGCCTACCCTCTTTCCCTATTATATTTTGTAAAAACTGCCTTTCTATTTGCCTACGTTCATGTGCTGTTTTAGCATAAACTCCTATTGTCACATTAATCAATCTATCTTCATAACGATTGTCGAATCTCCTAGAGCCATGCCTAAAAGGAACACTAAAATCGAAATATGTTAAATTAGGAGAAGCATTTTTTTCTACATCAATTAAAATTATATCTTCATCAAGTGTATTATCTACAGTTACATTATTAAATGTAAATCCTTCTATTCTCGTTAAAATCATATCTGCCATTTAATCACCCCTTCTAGGCTAAACCTAAAGCTCTATTGTATTTGCTCAAATCGTTTTGTATCTCCCTGCTTATCTCTTTTGGATTGCCACTAGAAGAATAGATATTAAACACAGGGGCTACAGTATTATTGTTTGTTGTTGTACTTGAATTACTTGTTTTCCTTTCATTGTACCTTTTAGCTTCTGCCTGTGTAAGGATTCTTTCACCTTTGTGCAATTCTGCGATATATCCGTCAAAAGGTACTTCTCTTAAACCTGTTCTATGGCTACCATCCATTTCTTTGGAAGATTTTTTCCAAAAAGTAAGTTTATCCGTTAACCAAGAGATTTTATCCGATACCCAATTTTGGATGCCTGTCCACACCCCTTTAATACCATCCCATAAACCATTAAATAAATCTTTCCCACCTTGAATCATTTTGGGAATAAAGTTTTTTAAAATACTTAGTAACCCATCAAGCCAAGTATTGAACAGATTGATAATGTTATTGATTAAGTTCGTAATAAGATTTTTTAATGCTTCCCCTAAACCTTCCCAATCTCCCTTAAAGATTGCACTAAATACTTTTAATAAATCTGCTATTAAATCAAATGCCACTTTAAACAATGCTCCCATTACTTTAAGTACGGCTTCTATATAAATTTTAATCGTGTCACCGTATTTTTGCCATAAGGTTTGAAACATTTGTATAAAAGCCTTTAAAAATCCCATTATCGCATTAAATACATTCATAAAAGTTGTTTTTATTGTTTCCCATACTTCATTTAAAGCCGTTCCTTCTGTAGTTGCTTCACTTACTAAAGTTTTTATCCATCCAATAAATTTTTCTATCCATTCTACTGATATGCTTATAACCTTCCCTACAATATCAAAAGCTATTTGAATAGCCTGTTGTATTTGTGGCATAGCATCTAATACAAATTGCATTAACTTGTTAGCAATAGGAAGTAATTTTTGTCCTAGCTCGATTCCTACTATCTTTGCATTGTTTAAAAGCTTATTAAACATTTCTTGTGGAGATTCACTCATTTTTTTAAAAGCTTCTTCCGTAGCTCCAGCACTTGAACGCATTTGATTCAAAATGTCATTGTATTCTGCTCCACTTTCACTCATTAAAACCATAGCTGCTGTTCCAGCTTCACTACTACCAAACATATCCTTTAAACTCATACCACTTTGAATTGCATTGTCAGACAACATTTGTAAAATATCTGTCGTAGACATTCCATCTTCTTTTAACTGTGCAAATCCCTGTCCTGTTAATTCTTTTAATGCTTTATCTGTCGTAGAGCCAGCTTTTGTTAGTTCTCCAAGCATAGATTTAAGATATGTTCCACTTTCTGCGGTTGCAATACCATTTTTAGTAAGTGTCGCATAACTTGCAGATAATTCTTCTATTGAAAAGTTCCCAGCACTCGCAATGGGAATTACCTTACCCATTGAAGAAGCTAATTCATCTACTGTGGTTTTACCTAAATTCTGCGTAGTAATAAGTAAATCAGATACTCTTCCTGTTTCATCTGCTCCTAGCTTATATCCATTCAATGCTGTTGTTAAAACGTCTACGGCTTTAGCACCATCTGTAAATCCACCCTTTGCAAGTTTCATTGCATCTGCCGTAAATTCTATTGCTTTTGAAGAATCTATACCAGCAGAAATTGAACCATATACGGCTTCACTAAATTCTCCTACGGCAATTCCACTTTCTTTACTCGCATCAAGGATTCCTTGTTTATACTTGTCAAAATCGGTAGTATTTGCATCTAAGAGCGTTGTTACCTTTGCAAAAGATTGCTCAAAATCCATAGCCATTTTAGTAACTGCTACTCCCCCAGCTACTATTGCTGTTGTAGCCCCAGCTATTCCTATAGCTAGTGGTTTAAGTTTCCCACCAAAGGATTGTATTTTTGCCCCTAAAGTATCGCTTTTACCTTCTACGTCTTTGGCTGTGTCTCCAAACAATTTTAATTTACCTGTTGCTCCCCCATCATCTAAGGCAATCTTTGCAACCAATGTACCTAAATCAATCATCTTTTACCCCCTTTCTGCATTTTTCTCAAGCCTTCTCTGTTAGGCTTTGTTTGTTGCATAACCCAACAATCGTTTAAATATTTCTGCCCTTCTTCGCTCTGTTGACAATTAAAGATAAAAGCATCCCTCAAAAGTAGCTTGTATTCGTCAATATCAAGATTCAAAATATCTTTAAAGGATAATCCTGCATAATCGCTCACACGCTTCATGTCTAACGTACTAACATTAAACCCCTCAATCTCTTCATTTTTAGTAGAAGGAATAGAGGGGATTTCTAGTTTTTTTCAGATATTAATCCATAAGAAAATTGCAAATAACCTTCAATCACAAGCATTGCAACTTCTGCTGTAAACATTTCTTCAATCTCTTTTTTAGTAAAGGTTCTGTCATTAATGTTTTGATTAAAAACCATTGTAATAAAACTATAAATTTCATCAATGATTTTTAAATTATCCTTCTTCCCTTTTCCGTTGATATATTGCTCCATCTTTAATAGTTGGTTCAACATCCCCTGTGTAGGTTTCTTAATCTGTAAAACCGTTTCATCAAATAATTTAATCTCAAAAAGTACTTGTTTAAGTTGTGTTAAATCTAACATTTATACTGATTCCCCTTTGTTGTATACTTTTAAATAAAAAAGAGATAAGCTTTTATACTTATCTCCCTTGAATATTAAACAATCGTTGCATCCTCTTCTTCAAAAATAATTAACGTACCTTCGCTATCACATGGTTGTGCTTTAAATTCTGCATTAATAACCGTTTCTGCATCCTTTGCAAAAGCCATCTCAAACCCAGCTTCATTTGAGCCTACAATAGTAACCCTAATATCTCCGTCTGCTTCGTCTTTGTGTAAAAATCTAATAAGATATTTCTTTCCGTTGTAGTTTCCTACCCCACCAATTTTTACAGTACGTTTCCCTGTTTCTTCGGTCACTCTAGCTGTAGAGCATAATCTTTCTAGCGTATTTCCGTTCCAAGTTAAAACTCCACTTGTAAGAGTAGCTTCTTCTTCTGTAATTTTCTTTTTGCTTACTCTTCCTAAATCATCTTTCGCTTCGTGAAAAGTAGGCGTATAGCTTAAACTTGCCCCACCTTGAATAAATCCTAAAAGATTACTTTCAACCTCAATTATTGCATCTGTTGGGATTGTCCCGTCAAATTCCATTGTATATAAAAGCCCACTACCTAAAACAATTCTTTCTGCTGCCATTTTATCAAATCCTCTCTTTGCTTTTAATAATAAAAAAAGCTTTAATAATATGATTATCTGTGTTTTCTTCTTTCAGATAACCCCCACCATTTAAAGCTACTTCCAAAATATCATTATTCAATTTTCTATCTCCCAGAGTAAGCAATAGCTGTTTTACTCTCTTCAAAATTTCGTCTGCTTCTGCATAATTATTACTTATACAATTAATCTCTAACTTATCCTGTCTCTTTATTCCATCACTCGTTACAGGCATAAACTTATAGCTTATACAAGGATTACTCCTACCACTATTCATATAAATTTTTGCATCTGTTACGGTAGATTTAAGCAACCCTTTAAGGATAGTATCACTAATTAATATATTTAATATTTGTTCTAGTATCATTATAATACCCCCTTAAACTGTGCCAATATCTCTGTCATGTTCTCTTGTATTGCATCTTCTAAAAAAGGGTTTTTGCTATGATGATATGGAGCATATTCAACGTTTGAACCAATATAGCAAACATTATCTTCCACTTTATTGGATATACTTGCTCTCAAAATACCAGTAGCAACTCCCACATTTTCTTTTGCCTTACCTTCAACTAAATATCCAACGTTATTTAAACCTTTTTCTAACGCCTTTTGTAATTCTCCCTGTAAAAGTTTATTTACATTTTTACTTATACTCATGCTACCACCTCTTTTAAAAGAAGTTGTGTCCATCTGCCATTAATAAATGATTCAACTGTATACTCAATATTGTTATTCGCAATCTTATATTTCTCTTTTGATTCAAATTGTTTAACTGTAATACCTTTAACTTGCTTTACAAAATATTGTTGTTCATTTACAATCTCTGTTTTGTGGGTTTCAGATATTAATACTTCTATCTCTTCTATCTCTTCATAATCCATTTTTAAGTTACCGTACACATCCATTGTTTTAACAAGTTGATACAAAATAAAGGTTTCAAATTTCATAAAAATCTAACCCTTTTTCTTACCCTATCTAACATTTTAATAATATAAAATGGATAAAAAGTATTATAAGTGGTAGATATTCCACTAATAGAAATAGAAGCGATTCCCTCATTATTTTTCATATTTTTATGGCATTTTGCCATTTCTTCCACAATAGATGAATGTAAGTTATTTGTATTATCAAATTCAACATTAGTGATTGCTTTAAAGATTACTTTGCATAATTCTATTTCTTCCATTTAATCACCTTCTCTCAAAAAGAGAGAGGAACATAATCCCCTCTCTAACTATGCTTTTACAATTTTTACGCTCTCTGTATCATCTACAAGGGCAACTAAACCATGTCTTTCGTACACAACTGTATTGTCTTTTGTTTCAATATCTCTATCCTGTTCAACAGTACCTTCTTTTTTAACAAAGAATTTAATAGCTGATTTCTTTGTTACATAAGCTACATCATCTGGCACAAGTTTTGAAAACAATACAGGGATTCCAGCAATAGAACCAAATTGTCCTGTATAGAGGATTTCCCCTTGCTTAGAAGCAATAAAATCTGCATCTTTTCTAATCTGTGCTTTTAAATCAGAACCCATAATAATAAAAGTATCTGCTTCTGCTTCAATTCCAATTTCTGCAAGTGCATCAACAAATGTAGCATACGATACTTTAGTTGTATACTCTACTTCATTGGAGATTTTTGCTAACTCTCCAAAGTATTGTGTTTTAATTTCATTTGCCATTGTTTTAGATGCTCCATCCATAGCTACATCTAGTAAATATGGGTCTTGCATAATGTCCATGTCATTATATTCAAACGTTTGTTGGTAACGCTTTACATCGTAATGTACAGGCACAAAAGTAACGCTACCTTTTACTGTATTAGCTTCACCTTTTGCAAGTTCTTCAACTTGTCCTGTGTAAGTGTATTTATTTACAGTTTTACGCATACCAGCGTTTTCTTGTAAATCTGTGTCTACTGTCATCAAACCTCTTACATCAAGTTTTGTATTTGTTAAATCTGTCATCTTGTTTTCTAAAATAAAATTTTCATATCCTGTCATTGCCATAAAATATCATTCCTTTTCTGTTTTATAATTTTTATTTGTTTTGTTGCATAAAAATAAGCCATCTAATTAGATAGCTTTTTGTATAATTCTGGATTGTTTCTATATAATTCTTGTTGCTTAACAATACTCATTTTTCTAAAATCTTCTTTTGTAATAGAACCATCTAAACCTACCGTAGAAGTTTTAGGAACGCTTGTATTTAAACGTTTTTCTACTTCGGTTTTAACTGCTTCTTTAAAAAGTTTATCTAAAGTATCAATTCTTTGTTGTGCTTCTTCCACATCTTCGCCAATCTCAATCAATTCTGCAAATTGTGGATTTAAACCTCTGCTTGATAGCACTTTTGTAATCTCATTTCTTGTTTCCATTGTGTTATAAGATTTAAGCTTTTCTTCTAACTCTTGAATCCTTAACTCTGCTTCTTTTTTAGCTCTTTCTTGTTCGTCTAAACCACTTAGAGAAAGTTTCTGCTCATACTGTTTTTTTTGCTTGGTTAATGCCTGTGTTACTCTCTTATCTGCTTCTTTTTGTAACATTTGCATTACTTCTTCTTGTGTATAAGTTTTAGTTTCCTCTGTTGTAGTTTCTGTTGTCTCTGTGTCTGTTTCATCAGCAAAAAATTGTAAATCTAATTTATTAACGTTAATATCTGTTTTCATTATATTTAATCTCCCTTTCAAGTTTTATCTTTAAAAGACAACCCTTATTTATTTTGTTTTTTTAAGTTGTTTCTTTAAAGCCTAACCCCTTACAAAAGGCATAAAAAATAACGCATCATAAAAAATACGTTTACGTGTTAGTTAATATCTACTACCATTGTACATTTACAAAAAGGATGGTTAGGAAGTACAGATTCATTTAAATTGAATGTCTTATTTGTAAAATCTGTTATACAATCCTCGCAAGCATCCTCTTCAATCAAAATGTGATAGGTTTCATACCCTCTTTCTATTGCTGTCACCCTTGTTGTCTCTTGTAATACTCTATCTGTTTCAGTAATTACAATTCTTTTAGCATCTGAAAAAGATACTCCCATATCATGCTCTAATGCCTTACTTGCTTTCCTTACATCTGTTCCTAAAATAGCTGTATCTGTAATGGATTTTTCTATTCTACTCCTAATAGATGAAAGATTGTCCCAAACTCTATCACTATAAATGGCATTTTTATAGCTTGCATTTACAAGTTGTTTTCCTGTCTGCTCCTGTAGCAATCCATAGTTAACCTCTGCTACTCCATATTGCTTAGAAGCATTAATATAGGTATCTTTAAAGGTTTCAAGCAAATGCTCTTCAAGTTTAAAATTAGTTGTTTTACCAAGTTGTTTTAACTCTTTATCTACTGTCTGCATAAGCTTGTTAAAACGGTTACTTTTTAATAAAGCATCAATAGATACTTCTCCATCTTGGAGCATATCCAACCAAATATTAGTAAGTTCTTTTTCCATTTTAAAATATGCTTGTTGATAAACTTTTTTTAATTGCCTGTCTGCCAATTTAATAGAGTTCTTATAGACGTTGTTCTGTTGCCTTTCTAACCAATATTCCTTAGTTGCCATAGATTACACCTCTTCATTATTAAAAATGCTCTGATAGCTGTTTAACTCTCTATCTTGTTGTATCTTGGCTAATTCGCTGGGAATATCATTTACGAATGGAATTTGAGATAATAAAGTTTCTTTACTGATAAATGGAGAAAGTTTTGCAATAGAATCACCTACTAAAGATAAATCAATAGGGATATTTCTAACAAAAGATACAGTTAAATTGTTAATATCAAACGCTTCTCCTAAAAGGTTTAATACATTGATAATTATTTCATACCTTCTCAAAATTGCCTTTCTAAAGTGGCTTTCTTTGTTACTACATATCTGCTCAATACCCATTAAACCAATCTTAGCAGACGTTGCTGTTGTATGGCTCTTAGCTGTTTCAATATCGCTTACAAAAGAAAACTTTTTAATATCCTCTGCAAGGCGATTCTTATAATTTTCGTTTTCTACATCGTTACTGTCTTTATTGAGCCATTGTATAGATGATTGCATCCCTTGTTCGCTATCTTCAATTTGAATTATTTTTCTTTCTTTCATGGTTAAAATATCTTCATTTTCAAGATTTGTATTCTTGAAAACAAGGTAACTATCGTTTAACTCTTCTCTAAAATTTGCTGTATCAGAAAGGCTCAAATCGTAACCATTAATTAACTCAATTACATTTTCAAAATCACCTTTGCATTGCTTATTATTAAAATAAATGTTTATAGGTACTTCTCCAAAATAATGTGCTTCTTCTCTAATAAAAAAGAACCCTTCTAAATTGGATTCATACCTTTGGATTGTATTCTTATTATAGATTTCAATAGAAGTTGTCTCTGCTCCTGTTAAAATATCCTTATTCGTGTAGAACCTTATACAATACAATAATTCATTTGTAATGCTTGTACTATAAATAGGGATAATACTTTTTGGATTAATTACTTCAAAATAAATTTGTTTATCTTCTCCAATGTAAAATAATTCTGCCCCATATCCATAAATAGAAGCATCTAATTCTATTTGCTGGTTCTTACTAATTGCATCATTGTTTTTATTGATATATTCTAGTTTTTCAAGCATTTCTTTATCTGTACTTTCCAATGTTAGGGGTTTACCCATAAAGTACCCACTAATCAAAGTGCTAATATAATTCGCCCAAGGGGTAGCAATTTTATTGTTTGGCTTCGTTAAATCTGCAAAAGCACGGTTACTTATTTTATCATTTTTACAATTATAATATCGTTCATTTCTTTCAAGCTTTGATAACGTAGATGTTTTAAAGCTATCAATATATTTTTCTAACATTTCTTTTGTAATGCTCTTGCCTTCATTTAGGTAATACATTTATTCACCCTCTTTCTATAATTTAACATTTAAAATTTTGGCTTTCTTTTTGATTGATTGCATGGCATAACGTAAAGCATCCATCAAGTGGTTATACTTATCTATTGGCTCATTTACGTACTCGCCTTGCTTATTCTTCTTCCAAGCATAGTTTTGTAACTCTGTGATGGTATTAGTACAGGAAGGATGCACAATAAGCTTATATGAGGATACCTTATCTATTCCAGCTAGAATTGAACCTTTACCTTTACGGCATGGCTTAATTCTTGTTACACCTTCTTTTTTTATCTCTGCAATACTTTTCTGTTCTGCACTATCTGCAATAATTTCTTCTTTGCTAAATCCGTTACGCTTAATCCAATCTGCAACATCCTTGTTTAACATACCCTTCTGATACATTTCTTTATAGATGTAAAGTTTGTTTTCCTTTTCGTCTACTATTGCACCTACAAATGCACTAGGGTCGTTAATATAGCCAAAATCCATTCCAAATATTGCCTTTGTTTCTTCTTGCCTAAGTATCTCTCTGTAATCAAAATCATAGGATTCAAAGTATGGATAAACCAGCTTGTCTAATGTGCAAAATCTACCTAGTACATAAATTTGATAATAATTAGGATTTGTTTCCTTCATATCGTTTAGCGTTTTAACATAATCATCCCCAAGAAATCTATTATCCAAGTAAGAGGAATTAAATATAATTGTATCTTCTGTTTTTCTAATCTTGATTATTTCATTCTCTTCTGAAAGGTGAAACTTAAATGCGACATACGTCCAATTATCTTTACTAATCGGATTGAACATAAAATACATCTGCTGTTCTCTAGCTTTGGAACGTAAACGTAATTTTAGCTGTGAAATGTCTGCAAGTGTAAATTCTGTTGCTTCTTCTAATACAATATCCGTTAATCCTGTAATAGATTTAATTTTCTCTGGGTCATCTAACCCTTTAAATAAAAAAACACTACCATTAGGCAGTTCAATGTTAAAATCTGATTTGTTTATTTTGCATTGTTCTTTGATTTTAAATTGAGATAAAATATCTAGCGTTAATTGCCAAATAGAATCTTTAATAGATGAACCCACCTTACGCATAAGCAAAACTTTTCTTTTTGATTGCAATGCTTTGATAATTATTTTTTGTGTTACGTAGTGGGATTTCCCACTTCCTGCTCCACCTTTGTATACTTCATACTTTTTGGAGTAATCTGTAACATAGGGTAGATACATTTGATTAAAAATATTAGCATCAATTTTTATTTCCATTTGTTATAGTTCCCCCTTTTGTTTATTGTGATTTTTATTTGTAGACATTGCCTTTTAGTAAGGTAGCTGTTACTCAAAAAAGAGTAATAGTTATCAATTAAATTAATTCCCATTATGGCACAAACCTTGATATATAAGCACTCGCCTTTAGGGGGAGTGGGTGTCACTACTAGTTACAATCTTTTGTATGGTTATAAGGTGTTTTACTAAAAGGGAATTTCCATGTTAGTAATTATGTTTAAGGTGTAAAATGTTAAAAAATTTGTGAGGGTAAGCATTTGCCCCCATACCCTAATCTTAAAAGGGGTAGTACCCCCTATACTCTATTATTCCTTTAAATTACCTTCTAAATAACACCAAACTACCCTACAAATATACTTGTACAGTAGTTTCATTCCTTAAAAAATACGCATAAAAAGAACAGTAATACTAAATAAATAGCTTAATAATAAAAGAGTACCAAGAGAAATAATTGGTCTATCACTTGGTACTCAATGGTTACACCATATTCAATCTTATTTTTAACTATTCGTTAAATTAGATATTTAGCGAATAGTTAAGTTATAAAATGAATCTTTTATAGTAAGTTACCTACTCTTCTTCCTGTTCATTAACAATAGAAATTGTTATAGATTTATTGGTATTTTCTGTAATGTCTATCTTATCGTTTAAGTGTCCATTTTCCTTTAAAATCATTTCACACGCCTTCAATACACTTCTCGCATCTCCACTATCCAATGTTTGTCCTAGTTTTTTTAAGGCTTTATTACTCATCTCTTTAAACAGAGCGTCTCTCGCCTTCTTTAACTCTTCTGTAAATAAATCCTGTGTAAACCAATGGTAATAAGTACTCTTTGGTACACCTAATTCCTCATATACATCTTTATTGTATTTATAATCCTCATAAACTAACATATAAATAGCCTTGCTTTGTACATTACTTAAACCTGTAATAGGCTTATATTTACCGTCTTTACCTCTTAATTTAGGCATATATATATCACATCCTTTTCATTTTTATATTGTAGGGCTACGGTGAAATACAGTACCCCTATTTTCACCCTCTTTAAAGCCGTCACGACACCTTTACAATGTCTTTTCTAACAACATAGTATTCTTATATTCCCTTTTACAAAAACTCTTAAAAGCGTCTATATTTACCAAATATCCACGTCGAATTATCTTTGTACTTTTATTTCCATAATAAAACCAATCTACACAATTAGCTTGTCTACACATTGGATAAGCTTTAATAAAATCCTTTAATGCTCTAATTTCAAAAATATATCCCTTGCTATTCTCTGCATCTACATAGCAAATATAATCTGCCTTAGTTTTAGTAAACCATCCTTCTTCTTCCTTATCTAAATTGCTATATTTCTCCACAAATATATTTTCTGTAATGTGCATTTTAGTATCTGTTTTTACTTCCCATGTACTTACCTTGTTGTCCTTACTTAATATAAAATCCACACAATTATCTATTCCAATCCATTTATGCTTACTTACATCCACTACCACAAATCCTTTACTCTCCATATAGCTTAAAAACTTTTGTTCTCCAATATCCCCTATTTTGCTTTGTGTATTAAATAAACTCATATTGTAAATCCTCCTATTTTTTGCATTAAAAAAGACACCCTTTATATTCCTAAAAGATGCCTTGTTTATCTATGTTCTGCTATTGCTTGCTTAATCGCTTTAAATTGATTTAAGAAGCTATGCAAGCCTTTATCTGCCTTATATTCTGCTATTACTTGCCTACTCTCTGGTGTACTCTTAAATATACCAAAAAACTTTCCTGTTTCAACTTCTTGTCTAATTTCTACAAATATACCTCTACTTTGTAAATAGGCAATCTTATTTAAACTATAGATAAAAATATCTCTATTTTCTTCCATTGCATAACCCCCTATAAATTATTTCTTCAATTTCTTCTAATTTCTCCAAGATTCTTAGATTAATTAAATTTTCCTCTTCTGCAAGCTGTGCAAGTTTATTATTGTGTTCTATTAAAGCTTCCCATTGTTTAATAATATTATCCATTTGTTTTCCTCCTGTTTTTTTAAATTAAAAAAGAGCGACATTTATCGCCCCTGTTCTATTTATTAATTCATACATAATTCATCTAACTCTACTAATAATCTTTCCTCTTCTGTAAGAGTAATTTCTTCTTCTTGTACATCTTGTTTATACAATTTTTCCTTATTTATTAAATTGTATCCTTTTTCTTTAGCGTGATTTTTTACAAATCCATCGAAACTTTCTTTGCATAAAGTATCACCCATGTAATATACATTGCAATGTCCAAACATTGTTCCTGTCATTTTAAATTCCCCTTTAAAATTTACTCGTCCATAATTATTATTATAGAAAATTACACCTAAATCCTGTAATATTTTATTATATTCAATACACGTATTAGCACTTATACCACATATTTCTTTCGCTCTATTTTGGCTCAAAGAACCCCAGTTACCACTATTAGAGCATACCCTAGCTATTAATGTATAATATCGGATAATCTTGTATTTATCCCTATATCCTACGCTATTCAGTATCCTCATTAAGTTTTCATCTGGTACCTTTGCAAATCCACCATTTTTAGCTAAAAACTCACTTGATTGTAAGAATTTAATTTTAAGCATACTACTTGTATTTATTTTTTTTACATCTTTAAATGTTTCCCTCATTAAAAAATCATTAATTTCAATATAGCTATTATTAACTAACCATTGTAAAGCATCTTTTATATTATTAGTTGCTTTTGTTTGATTTTTATTTACTCCTAAAACTTCATATAGTGTGTGTAAATTTAAGATACTTAAATGTCTATTCCAATCGAAAAATAAAGTTCTTACAACCGTAAAAACACTTACATTAATATTATCAATACCGTCATCCATAATAAATTTATTTCCTATCATTCCAAAAAAATCTGTATACACATTATCATTAAAATTTTCCATTTTTATCAACCTTTCATATTTTAACTTTTAATTTTATCCTAGGTTTGAAAAAACCTAGTAAATTTCTTTTTATTTCTTTATATTTATTACTTTATACACTAACATTTGAGAGGTATTTTTGTTACCTGTTTTTTAATTTAGGTAACAAAAATCCATACCTATTTTTCAATTTAGGTAACAAAAATCCATACCTAAACATTAAACCTTTTTTCTTTCCATTTCTGCCATACTTCTTTTGTTTCATTTTTGTAAAATATAAATATAATCTTACCTGTACTTTCATCAAGTTTTACTTCTGCTGGATATACCCCATCTAGCATATAGCAAGCTATTTGTTTCATATTTACTATTGTAATTTTTTCTTCTACCATCTTCTATTTCCTCCTCTTGTGTTTTTATGTATTTTATTCATACCCTCTCATAGTTATAGTTGTTTATATGGTCTTTTGACAGACGTTTTTCCTAAAACTCACTTCTTATTATATCCTCTCATAAGCTATAGTTTGAAAACCCATTTTTAAGAACCATTTTTGTCCTTTTTGTGCAATGAAAGAGGCATCCATATAGGATACCCCTTAATATTCATACCCTCTCATCTAATATAATCTGAACGTCCTTTTTTAAGAACCATTTTTGCAAGAAATCATTTTTTACTCCTAGAATCGATAAAATTGGAGAACCTATAAAACTCTATTGGACAAAACTTAATAATCGTCTATCTCTCGCTACTTCTTTATCCATTTTTTTCATTAAATCTTCGATGCTCATACCTTTGTTTTCCATATATAACATTGCTCTTGTAACCGTATATACACTTAAAGGCTCTCTTGTATATCCACTAAATAAATGTGTTAGATACTCATAATCGCCGTCTATGTAAGTGTCGATTATTTCATATGTATCTACTTGCCAATTTTCATTATTCTTTAGTTTACTTCTGTAACCCTGTATTGCACTTATAATAGAGTTAGAAGCTAAATAATTTTGTTTAATTTCTTGCCATGCTTCCCAGCTATTACCCACTAAAAATGTAATCCAATTAATGTAATGGATTTTTAAATCCTGTGTTAGGTTTGTATTTTCCATAACCTCGTTTAAATCTGCTAAGATAGTAATTTGTACCATATCTTTTTTCATTTGTTCTTCTGTTGCCATTTGTAATTCCTCCTATTATTTTAGATTTATTTTTAACGTTTGGTTTAAACCAATCGCTATAAACTTTTTAATATTCATACCCTCTCATAGTTATAGTTGTTTATATCGTCTTTTAAGAACCATTTTTGTCCTACACTTAATAGTATAAAAAATAAGCTCTTTTGACAGACATTTTTGTCCTAAACTCACTTCTTATTATATCCCCTCATAATCTATAGTTTGAAAACCCTTTTTTAACAAACGTTTTTCCTAAAAATCACTTTTTTTTATATATTTGTTTATTATATCCCTACACTTAATAGTATAAAAAATAAGCTCTTTTAAGAACCATTTTTCGCCCCTACACTTAATAGTATAAAAAATAAGCTTTTTTGACAGACGTTTTTCCTAAAACTCACTTCTTATTATATCCTCTCATAAGCTATAGTTTGAAAACCCATTTTTAAGAACCATTTTTCCCCCAATCCTATTTCTTTCTCCTAGAATCACAAATTTTACACCATACAAACACTTATATAAACATTGCACAATCCAACTCAGGTCTGTTATGGGCTTGAGTTTTGTTTATACAAACACATTACATATTACCTTACACAAACCTATGCAATACCCATAAACGCCTTAGAAGTGATATTTAGTGGGTATATGAGCGTGTTAGATAGTTTGTTTAGTTGTTGTACTTATGAGTTATATATTATACGAACTAAAATACTAGAACGTCGTTTTCTTATCGGGGAACGCTTGAAAATCCTTCTATTATGCGTTGTACATATTCACGCTCTAAGCGTTCCAATTCGTCAAAGTTCCAATCGTGGGTAGCACCCAAGTTAAACTTGTTTACTTTACCCTTAGTAGCCCTATAAGAACCCTCTGCAAAGGTAACTTGCTCCACTTGCTCTGTTCCTACTTTTTGCTTAGTGTAGGTATATTGTTGCCTTATTTCTTTGGCTTTAGATGCCACATTAGATGCTGCCTTTTTGATTGTGGATATAACCTCTTTAACGGTTTGGGCTACTTTAGCAAGGAATACAGTACGTTTCTTTACTTGTTTACTATTTTGGTAGTATTCAAGCACAACTTTAACATAACCCTTTTTCGCTAAAGAAGTAATGATTTGAGATACTCTACCTTTGCTTAAACCTAGCAAATCGCCTATTGCTTGGTTGCTCATGTAAAGCCCTTTGTCCATAGTGGATGTGATTGCTAGAATTATTTTCTCTTGTAGGTTTAGATTGTTGTCTTGTAGGATATGGATAGGAATATAGATACCTTGCATTGTTTTCACCTCTTTTCTTTTCCTTTGTGTGGTTATCGAATAATCATATTGTATACTCAAAAATATATATTGTCAATAATATATAAACAAAAATTATATGTATGGTTAATTATATATATGTTATACTACTTATAGAGGTGATTAAAATTATGAAAAACAATATATCGCAACTATTAGAAAAAACTAACAAAACAATGTATTGGCTTGCAAAGGAATGTGATACAACATATCCCACAATCCATAAACTTACTAATAACAAAACTGAAAGTATCCGTTTTGATTTACTTGAAAAAATATGTATTGCTTTAGATTGCACACCAAATGAATTATTGATTATTGAAAGAGACAATTAAAAGAGGACAACTCCACAAATTAGGAGATATGTCCTCTTATTTTTTTATTTTATATTTTATTTAAGAAAGAACTTACCTAGCAAAATTTATGTAGGGGTATGGTTAAATTTTATTAGAGGTATACTCATATTTGATTATAGGGGTATAGTTATATATTGCTATAGGGTGCGTTTTGGTTACCGTCTTTGCTTGTTAGTGGTAAACTGTTCACCGTCTTTTAAATGTAAAAAAGCCCCTCTAAGACATTTAATCTCAAAGGGGTATACTTGTTAGGTTAGGATATTAAAGTTGATTCTAGGGCTTATTTGAGGGTAATTTTATTTATCCCCTTTAGGCTATCCAAAGCATTAAAGCTCTCAAATCCTATTTGTAATTCATTTCCATATATATTTACATATTTTTTTACCATATCCAAATTAGAATGTCCTAGGATTTTTTGTAATCTAAAAATATCCCCACCATTCAAAATCCATCTCTTTGCAAAAGTATGTCTATAAGCATGGCTAGAGGTAATATCTACCCCTCTGCTATTATTATACCTCTGTACGTTTCTTTTAAAGGCATCTGCTGTCATCTGTACGCCCTTGTAGTTAGGAAACAGATAATCGTCTTGTTGATACTCCCATAAAGAAAGATATTCTTTTAACACTAGAGATAAAGATTTACTTAAAGGTATGATCTGTTGCTTTTTATTTTTTGTATGAGTGAAAGTAATTAGATTGTTACCAAAATCTATATCTTGTATTTGCATATTTATAGCTGTTCGCACCCTGCATCCTGTACCTAATAAAAAGTTTGCCATAGCCCAACTCTTCCATTGATTGAAACTATTTCTTTTTGGTTTCTCTAGTAATTTCTTTAAATCCACATCTGTATATGTTCTTTTAATAACATCCTCTTCTTTAGGCATCATCATTTTAAACTTTTTTATATATTCTTTTTCAAAACAAAAATTTAAAAATGCTTTTAACACTTGTAATTGTGTTCGTATCGTTGTTACATTCTCATATTTTTTATTCAAGAAAACTAAGTATTGATTATAAGTATCTATATTCACCTTACTACAATCCATATCTCCCATAACTTCAATAAAAATATTAAGGCAATACTCCCTATGCTTAATACTGTGAGGGGATAATTGCATAATTGTTCCATAATCTTGGTATATTTTAAGAGCCATTCTTAATGTGGTTTTACCGTTTGTTTTTAAAGAAATTTTCCTATTATTTCCTGTCAT